CGCATTTACCGCATCAAACTGTGCGTCTTCATCTATATCCGCACTAAAGTCTGTCTGCACCGTTAGCGCAGCATTAAAGTTACCTTGCTCGGCAATCAAACCTACGAAGTCTGCTTGCGCCGCTTCGGTGCTACTTACACTTATTGCTTCACTACGTGCTGCGGACGTTATGCGAATCCCAGAAACAACGGCGTCAAGCTGCGCATCCTCATCAATATCTACGTTTAACACCGCTTGCGAATTAACTGTGTCCGCTGCGTTAACTTCTTCATCCTGTGCGGCTACAAAACTTGCCTGCGCTGACTGCGTTGCCGATGTATCTACTTCTTCCGCTATCGATCCAAAAGCCGTCTGTACGCCAGATACCGTACTAATTACCTCAACACGGTCTTCAACAACATTAATAAGCACCGCAGCGGCAATATTTAAATCATACGCCTCTGCTGCTTCTACAACTTCCCCACGGCTCTGGTTAATGCCGTCTGTCGCCGCACTGAAATGCCCTTCTTCGCTTATGCTGCCATTTGCTGTTTGTGCGCCGGAGAAAGTAGCTGTAAACGCCCCAGACTCTGCTACGGCGCTAACAAAATTAGCTTGGGCGGCAAACGTGTTGCTAAAGTTTATTTCTTCGGACGTAACAGCAAACGCTGTTTGTAATCCTGAAACGGTAGCATCAAACTGCGCATCTTCGTCAATCTGCCCATCAAATACAATCTGCGGGGCTACGACTGCACTAAACCTTACAGACTCCGCACTGTCGGCAAAAACAAATCTCTCATCATCGACAACAGCGTTAGCATTTACCGCTTCACTAATTGCTCCTACAGCGGTCTGTGCTCCAGATACAGCATCATTAAACTGCACATCTTCATCGATGTTTACTGGAAGTAAAACAGCCGCAATTTCTGTAGATGAAACATTTATTGCCTCATCAATACTGACAAATAGATTTAGCCCGCCGACTACAGGTAACGCGGAAAAAGGCGCTTCTGAAAGAGCTGAAAACCCAAACATGCGCCTTTACCTTTTACGCAGCAGTTAGCTGTGCCTCTTCAAACCAACGCGATTGCACCGAACCGTTAGCATCAGTCCACGAAATCAGATAATAAAAATTACCGTCTTCGTCCATACGTAGGGCTTCAACCGGCCCCTGCGGAACAGCGACAGCTAGTTTTACGGTGTCGCCTTTTTTAAACGTAGTAGCCATAACTGCTCCTTAATTAAACAGCATCAGCCGAGAAGGTGTAAGTGACGTTCAGCGTGTCGCCGTTAGCAACCAACTTATCGCCGCCAGTAAAGTCGCCTTCCGAGAACAGGACGCCAGACGTACCTGACGCAACTGTCGCCAAGAACGCGCCCGCAACCGTCGTGGTGTTGTTGATGTTAAACACAGCAGGGCTTGCCGAGTTGTCGATCACAGATGGGTCAGCCAACGTAGGAGTGCCAAACGTAACAGACTTGCGGTTGCCGGAATAGTTAGTATCTTCAGTCCAGCCCGCGTGGGAGGCCAGCGTGTCACCAGCGTTGTAAGTAGTGCTTGAGCCGGGGCCGTTAATCAAGCCAAGATACCAAGCAGCGGTGTAGCCCGAAGCCTTAAAGTATTTGTTGTTCAAGTCTTGCAGACCTTCGTTGACGACGAGGTTGTGGAACTCATCTTCCCACTTCTTCTGTCCATCAGGACCAAAACACTCAACCTTGAACACACCACCAAACTTAACGCGCCCATCGCTAGTCGTGAGTGCGCCCACGCCAGCCTGAACACTTTCACCCATTTGCGATTTTGCGATAGGCATGATTACTACTCCTTATGGAAAACGAATTAAAGCCGTCGTCGCCGTATTAGCTGGCATAGTGACGGTGTTGTTGGTTGAAGTAAACGTCTTGTCCGAACCGAAGTCCAGTACTGCCACGGTCTTGTTACTGCGGGTGGTGTTGTAGATCAACGCACCACGGGCTGTGAAGTTGGCACCGGGCCACGACACATCCGCAAAGTCCACATACACCGTACCCGCGTTAGGGCCTGTGGTCTCTGTGGTAATTGTTACCCCTGTCATTACTACGCCACCCGCTGTATAACCATTCCCAGTAGGCACTTCGTTGTCTGTGGTGTACACAGTGGTCAACTGCCCGATGTCAGAGAACGCCGTATACAACGCCATCCGCAACGTGTCGGTCGCCAAGTTCTGCCCTGCTTGGAGCATCTCTTGTTTGAAGCTGTTTGTCAGACCTTGCTGGATCATGGATTAACCTTAATCTTTGCCTGACCGTCGCGGTAAGCATCGCCACGCTCCAGACCTGTACCCAGACGATTAAGCTGACTAAGCGCCTCTTGGTACTTCTTCTCGTACTGACCAATCATGTCAGCTTCACCTTTCAAGAAGGTATACGCCTCAACCAAAGTGCTATACAACAGCACCGGCGAGTAGCTGTCACCAAGCCATGTGCGCCCATTCGTATTACCTACCGTTGAGACAGGGACGGAAAATCCTAAACCGGCGCTGAATCCTACTGATAACGTATCACCTACGGTATACAAAGCCCCTCCGCCGGTCAATGAAACTGAAGTAACGGCGTTACCCGCTACAACAATATCTGCTGTAGCTCCAGTACCTGTGCCGCCAGTAAGCGGTTGATTAAAGTAAGTGCCATTCGTATACCCAGAACCGCCTGTAACTACCCCAAGCGTCGTAACCGGACTTTGGATAATTGACTCAGGGTAGTAGTAATAGTGCAGTTCGACGTTGTACGCAGCATCTGGTGTCGGGCCAAGAATAAAACTCAGCTCATCTGAAATAACGCTGGACGCAACGGTCGGGCCAAACAGCGCATAGTACTTAGGTAGTCCTTCAGTATTCGGGTTTGGGTAAGCTGCCCGGATGAAGTTCACATCTTTGTTCAGCAGGTACTCGTAGTTACCGTCGCCGTCGATCACGGCTATCGAGAAAACTGACAAGAAGTCAGATGGGCATGACAAATACTTATTGCCGTCTGTGGTTACGCCCGTTACGTTCTTGCGGAGCGCAGGAATCTGCACCGAGTTGTAAACGCGCTCTTCCGCTTGCTGAATAAAGAAGTTAATCTGATCTGTACCATCAGACGTGATTACGCTACTGCCTGCGACGTTCGTCCACGTGTTTGTGGGGAAATCGTTTTGCAGGTAGTTCTTAACCGCAGTGAACAGATCGGTATAAGTCACAGATCACCTCAACCCATCGGGCCTCTAGCCATCACGCCCTTAGTAGCAGCACCGGTACCGCGAATTTTGATGCCGGTCGTCTTAGGCGCTTTGTAGTTGCCTTTAGTAACGACGCCACCACCAATGTTCATCTCGTTGGTGTACTCAGTGCCAGAATAGGATTTAAGCTCCGCTTTCTGCGGTGCTGGTTTGATCTTTTCCATTAGCCACCTCGCCCGGTAGAACGCTGGTTCATCGCACGCGCCATGTTGCGCCCGTATTTACGCATAGCTTCGCCGGTCACGCCGCCTTTAGCCATGCCCTTCTTGTGCATCCGCTTCTCATGTGCCTTGACTTCCGCCTTGGCTACTTTCTTCATGCTGTCCATAGTCACTCCTACGAGATTGTTACACTGCCGATCTGAGCGGGTGACGTTAAAGCATTCGGTGTCAGCCCTGCATCACTACCACTTGCCCCGCCTACTGGTGCCCAGCCCCACTGGAATATCCGGCTACCGCCTGACGGATCACCAAAGTCGGTATCCAACGTCAACTGCAGCCCTGTATAACCAGCCTGCAAATAGCTGTTATCTCGACGTGGCTCCCGTACTGCTTGTGGGTCCTGCACCGGATACATACCTAACTGCAACTGCGGCTGATCTGGTTCCCAGCATGTCGGGCACACTTTGATCGTAACCTGTTTGGTCTTGATGACCAACTTCTTCAGGTATTGCAACTTGTACCTAAACCCGCAACGGTCACATTCCGCAATCGAGTTTTTACCGCTGGAAAACCTATTGCCCATGGTTAACCAATAAACATTTCACGCGGCACCAGACGATCCGCAGCCTTCTCGCGGTCTTCGCTTGCTGCCAACTCCCAAGCCTCGTCGTACTGCATCTTGAGAATATTTAATCTGTCTAGCGACACGCCTTCTTTCTTAATCGCAATCATATACGCCAGCCCTGCCACCAAGCAGTTCTGGAAGCGGAACGGGATGTCGATCACGTTCGTGCCGGTACCGGCGTCAAAAATACGCTTCAAGCGCCAGTAATAGAACACGTAGTACGGCTGCTGAGTCGTGCCTTGATCCGGCGCAGGCCACACATTAATCTGCGGGTACTTCGGTGTAGCCGCCTCGGACCCAACCTTTTGCCCCGACTGACGGTTGATCCAGACTTGAATCGGACGCCCCTGTGCCAGCTTGTTCGGGATGGTCGAGTAGGTCGAGACCGAGATACGGGTGATGTTCAAATCCGTCTGGTTAGGACCCTGTCCGGAACTAGTGCGAATAACATGTTCAATAAGATCAACGGTATCCACAGGTAGATCATACGTAGTTACCCCTTGCGCTAAGTTGATTGAGCCCTGCTCGACAGTCCACAGGTTGATACCACGGTTCGCCCACTCACCGATTAGGAAGTTCAGCGACCGACGTGCGGTACGGAAGTCGTAGCCGGTACGCAGCTCTAGCCCACAACGCTCAAACGCCTCTTCGAATATCTCGTTGAGGTCGGGGTTGAACGCCGTTGTGTTGGTTGTAAAAGCCATTATCTAAACCTCGCGGTCTTCTGGGCTATGCGTTTTGGTTGCGCGACGAACTGCTTGCCACTCTTCTTCCCCGTCCTCTTCGCCTTCGTCGTCGCTGCGTACTCGGCTGGGCTTAGAGCTTTGATAGCGCCTTCTGGCAGGTACCTTTCGCCAGTCTTCGACGATGGCTTGCCACTCTTTGTGCGCCATTTCTGCTCCGTCCACGCCTTCAGGCTCTGTTGTGGGGCTTTCATCTCACTTCATTTTCTTTAGCGTCTGGGCCAGTCTTGCTCTCTGGCCTAGCTTGCCGGGTTTCTTTGCTGCCGCTGCGAGCTTCTTGGCTGGGATTGGCTTGCCTTCTTTTGCGCCAAGCTGAGCACGCAACGCGCCGGGTTTCTTGATGGCTGACTGTATCCACTTTTTTGTAGACCCGCCTTTCTTCATACCCTCAACGCCACGGCCTTTCAGCACGTCGGCTTGTGTCACTTTGCCGTCGCCGGTTAGGTCAGGAAACTTACTAGCCACGATAACCTCCGCCCTTTTCCTTGTACTTCTTCGCCAGCAGCTGTGCCTTACGTGCTGACCACTGCCCTGCTGCCGTACCCTGCACGGCTTGCGCCTTGATGCTTTCAAACATCGACTTGCGCATACCCGGTTTGGTGTAGTTCCCGGCCTCGTTGACCTTCGACTTAACCTTCCCACCTTCTTTGTACTGCGTGAAGTCGGTGTTATCCCGACGCTTTTTCTTCTTAGCGCCGGGCATCTTGGAAGGGTTAATGTCACCCATGCCGCGTGAGGCCATCATGTCAGCAAGCCTTGCCGCCGTAGTTCATACGCTTGGCACCAGCCATGGTGATCTGCTTACCTTTGGTTTTGCCTTTAACAGCAACGCCATCACGGCTAGGAGCAGCAGTCTTCACAGCGCCCATCTTCGATGCAGCTACACCGCCACCTGCCATCTTCTTTGCTGGGGCTTTTTTCTTCATCATTGCCATCATGCCGGGATTCATTTTCGATGCCATACCGCCTCCTGATTTAGTGAACTCACGCCCCACGGATTGAGGCACTCCTACCTTCTTGGCGAACTTAGGATTCTCAGCCACAGCCCGCATGAACTTCTCTTGCTTGTTGCTAACCGCAGGCATCAGCAAATCTTCCCACGGGTCTTGCCACGTTGAGCAATACCGTCAGCTCGCTTGGACGCTGAACTAACTTTGCCGCCCGATGCGTACTTCGTCATGCCTTCACCAAGTTTTTGGGGCTTACCTTTGCCCGGCAGGTTCTCAGGCTTCTTGTCTTTGTCGCTTGGCTTGCCCGGAAGCGGCTCACTCTTAGCCTTATCCTTACCCATCATCTTAAGACCGAAGTTGAGAAGGGACTCAGCTTTCTGAGTTTTTTCGTCGCGTTGGCTACGTTCGTAAGCCTCGTATTCTTTTCTGAACCGCTCATCTAGCTGTCTGTTCTCAAACTCTTGACGCAAGTTGCGTTCAGCCGATGCCTGATCAGTGCCTTCGGTTGTCCCCGATCCATATCGTTGCGTAGCCATTAGCAAATCTTCCCACGAGTCTTACCGCGTTGTGCGATGCCGTCAGCACGTTTGGACGCCGAACCAACTGAGCCACCAGCAGCGTACTTCTTGACCTTACCACCACGTTTCATGTTCTCAGTCGCCGCTTCTTCAGGGGCGATATTGCGTATAGGAGAGCGAGTCACGTCTTTACCCGAAGCTTTACCAACTTCACGCTCTTTGCGGGTTTCTTCTGCACGACGCATACCACTTAGCATCGCAGCTGTACCCATACCAATACCGGCACCGGCAAGCGCAGCTGCGGCACCACGATTAGTAGGCTTCCTAGGCTCTTCTTTAGTCGCGTCTGCCTGTTGAGCTAGCCGTTTGGTTTCTGCTGCGGACTGGTCTGGGCCTTTGTCATCCGACTTTAGCTTGGTGTTGTACTTCTCACCGTTCCATTCAAACGTCTTCTTACCTCCAGCACGCGCCTCAGCAAATGCCTCTTTAAAGGTGCTGCCTGCGTCGTCGTAGTACAACTTTTCTTTCTTAGCCATTACAGCACCCTCCCACGAGTCTTGCCGCGTTGCGCGATGCCGTCAGCACGCTTGGATGCCGAGCTAACCGAACCGCCGGATGCGTACTTCTTAACCGCGCCGCCCCGTCTCATGATTGGGTTACCCATGGCGTCGTACTCAGTATCAGCAACGCCCTTGCGTCTAGCGGCTTTGGCTTTTTCTTCCGCAGCCATTCTTTCTTTACCTTCCGCAGCGAGGCGCTCACGGAATGCTTTACCCGCTTGCGCACGCTCGTTCACGCCGAGGTTCAGAGATGGGCGCTGATACGGATCAGTCGTAGTGCCTTTTACGCCTTTCGGGTATGGCTTAAGACTGCCTTCGCCCACTACTTTAGACTCGCCGAGTTTTGGTAGTGTCTTACCCGCACCTTCGGAACCTTTGCCCTCAATCATCGAGGCCACACTCTTAGCCTTGGGGGTGTAGTAAGTAGGCGGTGTAGTGTTAGAAGATTCACTCGTCGTAGCTGGTTTTGTGCCGCCACCCGCCGTGGTTCGCTTCGGCTTAGGCATGGCACGCTTAGCCCCTACGTCACTACGCATCGCCGCTTCATCAGCACCTTCAGGGACGAGTTCTGGACGACCTTTAGAAGCAGCCATAGCGCGTCTTGCTTCAGCGCTCATAGACTCCGCTTCGTCGCCTTTACCCTCGATCATGCTACGAACGTCTACCGGACCCGAGGAATACCCAGATTTATCTTTAGGGGCGGAACCTTCGCTTTCACCCTTCTTCTTGCGCATCATGTACGCTAGAGCGCCTAGACCTGCTAGCGCAGCCAGACCGCCTGCATCAAACTTCTTGGTGCGAGCCGAACCTTTAACCGGCTTTGCTTTCGTCTTCTTCATTTGGTTTCTCCTTGCCGAGCAGCTTCTGCACGGTTGCGGTTTCGTAGATACGGATAGCGGTCCACACAATCGTAAACAGTGCAGCTACAGCCGGAAGCAGTTGCACCAGCGTGCCTATTACCGTCACGAGTGACAGGGCATCAACAACGTGTTTTGCGGTTTCGTGTTGTTCAGACATGTCAGCACTTCCACGCACGTAAAGATTTATTGATCCGGCTGTTCGGGTCGTTCGCGGTCTTGGCTGAAGTCAGCTTCTTCTTCATACCTTTCATCCGCGCACAGAACGAGTCCCGACGTGGGCCACCTTCCGGTTGCGGTGCTTTCAGACCGGGCTTCCCCGGGTTGGCTTTGTTATACGAGGCACGTCCTTTGGCGTTCAAGCCGCCCTTTTCGGACTTACCTTCCTTGCGCTGCCATGCTGGAGTCTTAGCCATAGAACACCGTCGCAGTTACCGATGCGCCACAACCCACAAAGATACCGTTAGGGCAGTAGATGCCTTCGCCGGGGATCAGTACAGGTAGGCCAATCGTATTAAAAGTATCGATCTCTAAAGTAATACTGCTATACATCGTGACGTTACCGCTGGTAGTCGTAGTCGGCGCATCCGTACAAGTAAACGTGTCGTCGCCCGTCTTTGTAATTGCGTACGCGCCATCCCGTGCTGTCCCTGACGTGAAGTCCAGAAACACCCGATCCCCAGTCTCAAGGCCGTGGTTCACTATCGTGACTGTGATGGTGGCACTTGGACTTGTACGGCTGTACGTCCCAGACTTTTGCTGCGTTGGGTCGCATACACACGTATTTCTTGCAGACACCGTCGCACTTGTCACCGTAATCGACTTCAAGCGTACAGGAGCCTGCG